AAAACAAACAGAAGAAACAGGCAATAAGCGAAGCGAAGAAAACACCATACCACGACGTCGGACTCGAACGTCCGACCAAGAAAGACCGAATGTTCGCGGAACGTCCGACCATCACGGACGCCATGATACAAGCCGAACCGGTACCGAAGCGTCGCAAATTGTTGCGTCAACAGCAACGCAAGATCGACAACGCACGACGCAAAATCAACGAGTGGAACAAGGCGCAAGCCATGCCGAAACGTAGCGTACTCGACCAACGGTTGGCCGAAATCGCCGGAACCACCGGCGACGATTACGAACGCGCCCAGATCATACCATCCAAACTCACGGACTTTTTGCAAATGACGAACGTACTAGGTGACGAAGCGTTCGTACGCTCACAATTGGAAAGCGGACACCGCAAAGAGATCATCAACCAGATTCATGACGCCGCGAAAATCCTCGGACTGCGGACGGAATCGAAACCGTCCAAAAAAACGGACGCAAAACGGCGAAGGACATTGTATGGTGAAGGCGATTGGCCTAGGTACATGTCGCAAGGAAGATACTCGGCTTTTGAAAAAGCCATCGCGGCCACAGTTGGTTCGAAAAGGCTCAAGCGTTTCCGCGCCATGTCCAAAGCGCAGAAGCAAGCGTTTGTCGAACAGACTGACGCGGCCAAGGTGATCTGGAATTGGATTGAATCACCAACCGGCCATATTCGTAGCGTTTTCGGACAGGACAAACAAGGATATGCGACGGCACGACGCAAATTCGAACGTTGGATGAACGAAGCCGAAATAATGGCCGACTGATAACGTTTCGGGAAAGGTCAGGTCATGTTCGCAAGAGTGGGATTATGGTGCGCCGATAACACCATACGTTTTCTCGACGGTGAACAGTGGGGGAATATCGACGTTCCGCAGAATCTGCTCTGTCACGCCATGACAGGCGGGAAAACGCAAGTGTACGTTTACAATCCTGACGTGCTCGAACGTTTCATCGCTCACGTCGTGCATGTGCTCCCTCATAACGAGCATCGCGCCAACTTGAGCTGGGATGGCATAGTGTCGAAAAAAGGACGTTTTTTTAGCTTTTCCGTGCAGATTGATAGGGATAATTCCATCAAGTTTTTCGAGATATCGAATCTTCTGCGTGACGGATACCGCATGACCTTGGACAAAACAAGAAGCTTGGACATGCAGTTGTTGGATATCCTGCGAATGTATGACTCGCATGGATTGTGTGCGATCACGGCTGGCGGTGCGAGCATGGCCGCTTACGCAGGTGATGAATGGTCATGGTATTACGACAAATTCCCTCAACTCGCATCGGAGACGAAAAAACTTTTGCACGAAGGATACATTGGCGGATTCATGATTAGTCATGAAGGCCGATACGGAAAAAGCATCGACATCGACTGTAATTCCATGTATCCTTCGATTCTGCGTGACGAATTTTTACCCTATGGACTGCCGGAAGAATATGCGGGCAAATATGAGGAAGACGGGGATATGCCGTTGCATTGCGACGAGATCACATTCCGCGCGGAACTAAAACGTGACGGTTATCCGTTTCTGGCGGACAACCGCGGCTTCGATGGCAACTCAAGACTTGAGTCAACACACGGATACATCACGAAAACATTAACCGACATCGACCAAAAACTGCTGTTCGAAAATTACGATGTTTCCGTGTACCAGTACGTGCGCGGCTGGAAATTCCGCCAAAGCAAAGGGTTTTTCCAAAGTTTCGTCGATGACTGGGGGGCTATCAAACAGCGGGAGACGGGCAACAAACGACAAATGGCGAAACTGATCATGAACGCTCTCGTCGGCAAGATGGCAAGCCTACCTAAAGGCGCGGTACTGTTGCCGGCCTCGCAGGATGGCGTGACGCTTGACTGGAAGGTTGGCAAGCGCGACGAGTCAAACCTGAAAACCGACTATCTGCCGGTACCGATGTGGGTGAACGCCTACGCGCGAAGCAAGCTTATAAACGTGTGCCGTGCGAACGCCGATCGGTTGATCTACGCCAACACCGACGGATGCATACTCTCCGACTGGGAAACGCCCGATCATTGCGACATCCACCCTACGGAATTAGGCAAATGGAAGATCGCCGCGAAATATGATCGGCTGACCGTTCTCGACATGAACCGGTATCAAGGATGGCGAGACGATGGCGGAGTGGACGTGTGCATGGCTGGCAATCTCTTCAGTGAGCCGATACCATACGACCAATTCCGGCATGGCGTGCAGGTCACAGACGATTACGGTACAACCGTGACGCTATAATAGCGATCACGTCTTACGAGTGTCGATAGCCGACTGAGATAGACGCGAGAGGAACACCACGGCTGAGAATGCCGCCAAACGCGAATATCGCCACTGTGGTGGTGGTGCTCTACGGTTTTCGATTTTGGCACTCTTTTAGGACTACTCGACCCTCGCGCGATTGCGAGGGTCACTTTATTTGCGTCATGGTATAATTTTTTTTGGAATATCCACTAGCTTAAGGAGTTTTGCAATGGCAGACACAGACAATACCGAAGGCGAGGAAACCACCACTCCGCCGCCGACCGAAGAGGAAAAGCAGACACAAACCGTGGATGACAAGGTTAAGCCGAAAGAACCGGAACCGGAACCGGAACCGAAGCAGGAGCCGGACGTTTCCGCACGACTTGACGCGCTCGAAAAGGAATTGGCCGCACTGAAAGCCATGATGGATACGCTTGGCTACAACGACCCAGCACCGTCTGACAACGACGGTGACGGCGATGATAAAGAAGAGTCCATCGAAGATTTGTTCGACTAAATAGATAGGAGATATACACAATGTCCAATATTCGACCACTGGCCGGCAAAGGTGACGTTGAGATTTTCAACGCCGTGCGCTCCGCCACCTCACCACAGTTCCAGACCCGCATCCCAAGCGCAACTCAAGGCAATATCCGCAACGCCGTGGACACCATGCGCAACTTTCCATACTTGCGCGACGAGTTCACCGGCGTTCTAATCCAGCGACTAATCGGTCTATATGTCCAACACGCGGATTGGGATGATCCGCTCAAACTCATTGGCTCGCCGCGCACCCTCAAGCGCTACGGTTCCACCTACGAACAGGCCGCCGTGGGTCTCGTCAAGGCGCGCACTCGCAATTTCAACAAGGAATATTTAGGCGATGACGTTTATGGCCGCTACTCGCTTCCGACTGCTTCAGTGTTCCACCCACTGACTTTTGACCACTATTACCCCGTCACCATCCCGGAGGACGCGCTTTTGACTGCCTTCGACGGTGAAAGCGGCATGTCGGATTATATCGCTGAAATCATGAACGCGCCTATCCTCTCGGATAGAAACGATATGTACCTTATGAAGACGCAGACTTTCGCGGAATACGCGCGCAAGGGTGGCTTCTACCGCGTGCATACCCCCGACGTTGGTAAGGCCGACTCGACTGAAGCGGACGCGAAGGGCCTGTTGCGTCTTATTCAGCAGGTGGCGAACGAGTTGAAGGCGTCCCCAATGAGCGCCATGCCACGCTACAACGCAATGAGTTGGGTGACTCCGTGGCGCGACTCGGAAGCCATTCTCTTCGCCACTCCGCAGGTTATCGCCGCGCTGAACGTTGAGGCCCTCGCCGCCGCGTTCAACATCGATAAAGTGAACGTGCCGTACCGTATCATTCCGATTCCAGAGGATATGTTCGGTATCGGCGGTGCGGCCGGTAAGGTCCAAGCCGTCCTGACCACCGAAGACTTCTTCTTCTGCTGGGACGAAATGCTGGAAACGACGAACAGCCCCGTAAACCCGATTGACGGCACGCGAAACATCTTCTATAAGCATAGGGGGTCTATCACTCCGAACCCGTTTGCCAACGCGATTCTGTTCTGGACGGGCGAAGGCTCCACCAATTCCGTGACTCTGCCGGATACGCTCACCACCTCTACGCCTAAGTTTGAGCTTCGCGTGAAGAAGTATGGTCAGCCCGCCATTACTCCGCAGGATGTGTCGCGTGGCGACTTGGTGCAGGTGGTTTCCACCATTTCCAGCGCCAACGAGGAGACGGCGACATTCCAGCCAACCGGCATTAAGTATGCTGTCGAAGGCGCAACCTCACAGTTTACAACCATCGACAATGACGGTATTCTGCGTTGCGGTTTGGATGAAACCGCCGAAACGCTTAAGATCACCGCTCAGGCAACCTATATCAATCCGGCCACTCCTGAAATCGACCAGACGGTTTCCGCCGCGCTGTCCGTACCGGTGGTTGGCGCTTGGCTTGGTGGCTGGAAAGCCGGAGCCATCGAGTCTGTTGAGATTCAGGGCGAAATGTCGGTCAAAGTGAACGGCCATGTCGCGCTTAAGGCTATCGCCACCAAGACGGACGGCAACACTGCCGACGTGACCAACCTTGCACTGTGGACTGTGAATGCTAACGCGACCATCACCCCTAACGGTGTACTGACCGGAACTGCGGCGGGCGCCGCCAACGTTTCCGTGAAGTTCGCGGGAGCTACCGGAACGGCAAAGGTCACTGTTACTGTTTAGCGACAATAACTAGCCGCTAAAATAGGTGTGGATAGACTTTTATCCACACCTATTATTTTTAGGAGGACTTTTATGAGCGCAAATGACCTACCGATTAATTTCTCGTACGCGAAATGGACGCCGAACACTCGTTTCAAGCTGTGTAACGTGCCGTGGGATATGGGTTACAGGGATATTGTGAAATGGGATAGGCAAGCCCAGAAAGAGTATTTCGACGGTTTGGATGGCATCGAGTTTACGGACTGTACGATGGCCAAGTATGGGCTTCCGGTTCGATTACCAGTGCCGTTTGCACAGGCGTCACAATACAACTATTTGATTGCGACGAACGACTACGATTTCGATACACCCCGTTCGTGGTATTACTTTATCCAGACGTGCGATTACGTCAACGCCCACACGACACAGCTGAACATCCAACTTGACGTGTGGCAAAGTTTCCAACACGATATCCAACTCGGTAACGCGTATGTGGAGCGGGGGCATGTTGGGATTGCGAATGAGAACGCTTGGAAAGACTGGGGCAAAACGTATCTCGACCTGCCCGAGGGGTTGGACACCGGCAAATGTACCGTGCTCACCAACGAAGCTTGGAAACCGCTTATGGACGTCGGCGCGCATGATGGAGTTAAGTACGTATCCTATGGCCTGATTATCGTGAGCACTACCGACCTTGAAGCGGATACCGGCACCAAGGATAATCCGGTGGTCAACACGGCCACCGGTAGCGCATTTGAAAACCAACTCAACGGTACCAGCATGTACTATTTGGACACTCCGGCCGATATTGTCACATTTTTCACGGAAGGGATGAACGCGCCGTGGGTCACTCAGGGTATCTGTGGTATCTACGCCGTACCACATCTGCCGCAAGCGTTATTGGATGGTCAGCCGAAAAAAACGGAACTTTTCGGGCATTCGGTCGGTTTTATTGGCAATTGTTGGGAACTTCGCAAGGCTAAAAGCAATTCCGACGCACGCTACACGGACATTATCAATCTCAAAAACTTCCGCGACACTTTCCAGTTGCCGGAACGTTATAAATATTTGAAAAAGTTCTTAACCGCTCCCTACGCCTATATCGAATGCTCGTGCCTAAACGGTACTGTGATCACGTACGAACCGGAACAGATTCCAAGTGCTGACCTGATTATCCGCGAGTCGTGGAATTACGCGCCACCGTCTCCGCGCTTGAATTTCTACGCGCGTGGTTATCATGCTGGAAACCTTGGCGAACGTCAGCCATTGACGGACGGTAAAGGATTGCCTATCGATACCGGCGAAATGCTTAACGCATCATTTGGCATTACGAATTTCCCTACATTTATGGCGGTGAACAACGGTAGTGCCCTTGCTCTCGCCAATTCCGCGTACACTCGTCAATATGCCCAGCAGAGCGCCGACTGGAGTTTCCAGAAAACACAAATGGGTATCAACAACGCCTACGCTCAAGCGCAACTTGGCACTCAGTATGCGAGTGCGCAGAACCAGCTTAGCACCAGCAATCGCAACGCGATGATGTCGATCAACAATCAAGCCGCGCAGATGTCGGCCGACCTGACGCTGAAAAACCTGAGCTTCGGCAACCGTGTGAACCAACTCAACACCATTGGTTCCGGCGTGGCGAACGCGGTTGGTTCCGCCGTCACCGGAAGCGTTGGCGGCGTGGTCGGCGCCGTGGCGGGCACAGCTATCGGCGCGGTAGCGAACCAGATGTCGTACAACAATGCCGTAGACTCTAACAGTCAGCAATTGTCGAACACTTTGGCGACGAACGGTGCAACCACCTCACAGTCGAATGCCTACAGTCTTGCGCAAACAAATCTGTCCAACCAACAGACAATGCAGTTCGCGGACATGAACAAGCAACTTGCACAGGCGACGGCGCAAGGCGATTACGAGAACACAATCGCAGGTATCAACGCGCAAGTGCAACAGACTCAGACAGTGCCCCCTACCACGTCCGGCGCTTTGGGCGGTGACGCTTTCAATCTGGCGAACGGGCTTATTGGTGTCATGGTACGCTTCCGGCAGATACCACCGGCCGCCATGCGTTCCATTGGTGAAGTGTGGTTAAGGTACGGATATTACGTCCAGAGGTTTATGCGTTTACCAGAAAATTTGATGGCAATGTCTAATTTCACCTACTGGAAGCTCCACGAACTGTATGTGCGTAGCTCGACGTGCCCTGAAGAATACCGCCTGACAGTCAAAGGTATTTTTGAATCGGGCGTGACGGTATGGACTGACCCCGATAAAATCGGCGTCACGGATTACGCGGACAATACGCCACTATCCGGTATCGCATACTAGATATAATGGAGAGAGTTGAGAAAACTCTCTCCATTATTTATATTAAGGACGGTGACTATGAGCAAGCGCAATAACGCGCGTAAGGCCGCGCACTGGGATAACCAAAGCGTGCTCGGCAGTATGTGGGGCAATCTCAATCTGCCTGAAATGCGGCAAAGCTTGAGAATTAACCAATACATGAAACTGATTGAAATGCTTGCGGTGTCGCGTTTCAAATGGATTAATTTGCCTCCGTATATTGACGAACGATATTTGGAACTGACCCTATTCGAGAACGGTTTGGCACTCTTTTTCCCCGACAAACGTAAGGGGGTACACCGTTTTATGGTTACATCAGGCAATATCGGGGGGGTCAATAATTACAACAATCCAACCAGTTTCCAGCCGGTAGCCACGAATTACTCGCATCCGCAGATTGGCTCAAAGGAATGCGTCCCAATTTGGGATAATCAGCTCAGATGCACCATGATTGATGTCATGTGGAATTATGCCACGCGACTCGCCATTGCTGATCGCGCGCTTGACGTGAATCTCGATAACATTTCGGTACCGCTGATTATCGCCACGTCCGAAACCAACAAACTCACCGCCCAAAACCTCATGAAAGCAAGAGAAGACGGAGATCCCTACATCTACGTCTACGATACCGCCGATATTACTGGCATGTTCCAAACCTTTCCAAACATGACGCCATTCCTAGCGGATAAAATCATCACCACGAAAACGCAGATTTGGAACGAACTTGTTAACTATCTCGGCATTGATAACAGTACGACGGAAAAGAAAGAACGTCTGCTCGAATCGGAAGTCACGGCTGGAAACAGCCGCACTAACGTTTTTCGCCTGAGCTACCTCAAGGCGCGGCAACAGGCATGCGACACAATTAACCGGTTGTGGCCGCAAATGGCCGACGCCGGCAAACCTATCGGCATCGAGTGGAACGACACTACCAGCGGCGGATTGCTGGACGTTGACGGAAACAAGGAGGAAGAAGACTAATGGTACAGGACTTGAGCATGTACGCTGTCAAGGACAGTATGGCGGATTATACGTTGACCCTTGGTAATCTGATTGCGCGCGGTTTTAATACGGACGAAAAACTGCATTTAAGCTCGCAATATTATCCGATTTTCGACGAAAAATATAGGGCGAAATTGAACGAGAAAATCGTGGCACACTACGCATTGCGTGAAATCGGTTCGGAAACGCCGCAAATGTTCATTTTTTATTTGGGGCGTACCATGCGGGAGCAGATGGACTATTTCAATCAGCTCTATTTGTCGACACAGCGCAAGTTCGACCCGTTTATTACATCCGACATCCGGCAGGAAATGGACTCAACCAGCACGAACGAGTCCAGCGGAAAATCGAGCGGCACACAGTCGAACGAGTCCAGCGCCAACAGCACGTCCGACACCACCGCCGACAATTCCAGCATGACGTTCAATTCTGAGTTCCCGCAGACGCGTATTGATGATTTCAAGCAATTCGCCACCAGTGCTTCGCAGACCGACTCGACCGGCAACACGCATACGAGCACGCAACAGGACAGTAGCACCACCGCGTCCAGTACCAGCAACACCGATTTTTCGCATTCGTCCGACAAAGGGAACAGTGTGTCGCATACCCTCGGCACCAGCGGTTCGCAATCCCAATTGTTGCAGGATTGGCGTAACACCATGCTCAATATCGACATGATGGTTATTAACTCGCTTGAAAACCTCTTTTTGGGCATGTGGGGCAGTGGTGACAATATGACCAACGTGCCGCAACTGTATTCCACGTCACTCGCATACAACCTCGGTCACTAGAGTATACTTGACATTGACAGTTAGGAGGATTATGGACGGAATAAACCTATGCGCCGCACCGCTCGACATTGACCCACGTCAACGCTATTTCACCACGGTTCAGCCGTTCTCGTACCGTGATACATTGACTGTGCTCGGTTACGTGCAGGAGGTGGCCGAACATGTGGATGAATTGCGCGAACAGCTTGACAATCTCGCCAAGGACGAGAACGCGGATATCGAAGCCATCAAGCAACTTGTAGCCGGTTTCAACGAGCAGTTCGAGCGCATCAACAAAACTCTGGATGATCTTGAAAAGCAGGTTGGACAATACGAGGACTCCGACTTGACCTACAATCCGACGCGTGGCAAGTATGAAGACTCGAAAAACACGAATCGAGACATGTATCGAGAATTGGCCGTGTTCGGCGCGCGCGTCAATCAGATGGCACAGCTCAGCGCACCAATGGCCGCCGCGCACACGTGCCTTGAGTTCGCCGTGCTTGGTAACAAAACCATTTTCCACAATGAGGAGCCACGCATCACACCGCGTGACGTACATGTGGACGACGGTAAACCCGTCAACCCGTTATCGGTTGAAAATCTCGCCAACGGTGTAGTGGTCAATAATTTTATGAAAACCGCACAGTAAGGAACAATAATGACACAGAAAACACCAAACTACAATCTTGAAAAGTATGACGCGACGGACGCGCCAAACTTGCAAGGTCAGTACAACCGTAGCATGGATGTCCTCGATACGACGCTGAAAACGCAGTCGGACAGGATTGACGCAATCCCTACCCCCGAATCTTTACCGGAAGGTCTGAATGCGTTCGCCACCGCTCTCGGATTGAGCGCCGCTAACGCCAACGCGCTCGGCACCGCCCTCAACCATTTCCTTAACCGTGTTCCAGCAACCGGTGGCGGACAGTACACCGTCAAGAACCTCAACGATACAAAGGTCACGGCGGAAGGTCTTCCGTTCGTATCCACCACCGCATCAGGAGATTGATGGTCATGACAGACAGTCAGCAGACCACGCCCGTAGACCACGCCGCATACGATGTGACGCGATATTGGGGGTTGCCGCTTTACAATGATGCTACGCCAATGGACATGCGCGACGGATACAATCGCGCCATGCGCATGATCGACAAGATTCTCACCCAGCTTCACACTCAGATTCGAGAAAAGGATTAACGCAAAATGGCTACAGTGTACACAAAGACGGATAATTACGGACTAAACCTCTATGGCGACAACGACCCCGCAGACTTGAGGGACGGCTACAACGGCTCCATGCGTACTATCGATACGGCGCTCGAAACGCACCTCAATCGCATCGAGGGTGTGGAGTCGCGGGAAACGCACGACGAAGAAGTGGTCAAAGCACTCCTTGGCGACAACACGGTGGACAACGCCACCGCCTCTAAGACCAAGTGGAATAAAGCCGGTACCGACGCCGCCGCCGCCGCCACCGCCGCCACCGCCGCCAATGCCGCCGCTACCGCGGCCGCAGGTAAGGCCGACAATAACAGCGCCATTCTCGCCGCGCTCGGCGCTGACTCCACCGCGCACGCCACCGACGCGAAAAATGGTTGGGACAAAGCAGGATTGGACGCCACTACCGCGATCGGCAAAGCCAACGCCAACAAGGAGATACTTACCGCGTTAGGAGCTGACACCACCGCTCACGCCGCCGCAAGTAAGACGAAGTGGGATAAAAACACAACGGACATCACGGCATTGTCCTCTTCAGTCGGAGAGAACAGCACGCAAATTGCGCAGATTCTCGAAAGACTGGGGCAAGCGCAGTATGAAGATGGATATCTCGTGACGTTCGGCGATTCGTACGCGGACAATACACAGAATCGTACGTGGTCATACCAGCTTGCGCAAATGTTCCCGCTGTTGACTTGGAAAAACTACGCGAAGAGCGGCGCCGGATTTAATGTTGCCGGTATTCCGACTTTTGCTCGGCAGGTTGCCAACTGCGTGGCTGATACCAGTGTGGACAAAGCTAAAGTCAAGGTTGCCGTGTGTGCAGGTGGACGTAACGACATTCTCGACCACGACGCCGCACTTCCGAAGGCGAAAGAAGTTGTGTTGGCGATGGAGGCCGCGTTTCCGAACGCGATCATTGTTATTGCGCCGATGCTGTTCGACCACGCCGTCCTTAACGATGCTGGAATGCAGAAATATTTTGGACTGCTCAGTGGCGCGCTCAACGCCACGCCCGGCAACCGTCGAGTGGTGGTGGCGGACAGCGCCTATGTGTGGTGCAAAGGCGAATCTAAATGGTTTCCGTCAACAGATATCCACCCTAACGAGACTGGCGCCAAGGTTATCGCCAAATACCTCTACACGGCATGCCGTGACAGTTACCGCGGTAGGCATGCGTACGCCATCTCCACGTTCGGTGATATGTCGGTGGAATTTACTCTACAAAACGGCGTTATCACAGTTGATGGGCAAGGGAATATTCCATCGATCGGCGCAGGTAAGGGCGGAGAGTTGTCGAAATGGGCGTATCCACGTCACAATATTTGGACGTGGATAGTCACCGGCGGTTCCACCACCAACCCGCGACTGGGTTTCATCCAACCGGATGGAAGCTGGGGAGTATACAATCCAACTACGGCCGACCAAGGACAGGCCAGTTTTGTGATGTCCTACGCCGCTTAACCTCCGATAATCACATAGCCATGCCACTATAATGGTGGCATGGCTATTACTTTTGATGATTGGATAAAACAAACTCAAGGCCGATATTGGGACATGGACGGTGCATACGGAGCGCAATGCTGGGACTTGTGGGCTAAATACTGCATGGACCTGTACGGAGCGTCCGTAAGTGACTGCATCACGCCAACCGGATACGCGGAAGGCAATTACACGCGCTTTCCAACCAATGCGAAAATGGCGCAGATTTTCGAGAAGAAACCCGCCGACTACAGCCCCGTCAAAGGTGATGTGGCGTTCTGGAATTTCTCTAGCCAACACACCGGCTCGCACGTGAGCATTGTCATGGAGAACGGTGTACATAACGGGCGTATCACAGTATTATCTCAAAACCCGAACCCCGCACAGCGCATGACGTTCGACCTTACCGCATTCCTAGGCTACCTTCACCCCAAGGCATTAGGTGAAGGGGGTGGCACAACCTCGACGGAAAAGAACCCCACCGGAGATAATAGCCACGGTTCCGCCGACTCCGCGCGTGGTGGAGCGTGGATACATTGGCAAGGCGACAACCTTTATTTGCACGAAAGCGACAACACCGGAACACGAACCCGCATATTCTACAGGACCACCGCCAATAATTTTTCCGAAAAGGCGTCACAATCCCAGCCGTCCAGTGATAACGGACAGGCGCATCCTTCCACCTCGATATCGCCGGAAAATTCGTACGCCCTCTACGTGGTGGGCACCGTCGAGGCGGGCTTGCGCTGGGATGCAGTCGAAGCCGCGAACCTCCAAGGAATTGGAATAGCGCAATGGAGTTTCGAGCGCCGATTGCAAGTGCTCAACGCGATGAAAGCCGCCGACCCAACCGGATACGCAACGTTCAAGGCCGCGGCTCCCGAGATCGCGGCATTGATGGACAGCGGGGGTACGTTCAAGCGTTCACTCACCTCAGCGGAAGCGGCCGTATTCCGCACATGGGCGGCACGCAATGAGTCGAAAGAGGGACAGCGAAAGCAGTTCGCAGAAGATTACGCAGGATATCCGAAGCAATACGATGACACTAAGATGCAAATACTTTGGGTGACTGCATATCACCAGTCGCCCGCCAACGCCTTGAAGGTGCCGAAGGCGTCGAACCTTGCACAGCTCAAAAACAACATTTTAAGCACGTTTCCGTTCGGCCCGTATACGACACGATACAATCAGGCATATTCGTTATTGAGTGTTTGGGATGGCAAGTCTAATCCGCCTGCGTTCTAAAAGTGTGGTATACTAATGGTGGCGGTGGTTATGTGATGACCTTTCCCCCTTGAACGGCCGCCATATTGATAGGTTGGTGGAGGGCGTGCGAGTCATGGCGCACGCCCTCCACTAGTTTTAGGAGGGTTGCAAGCATGACATTGCAGACATTGGCCGAAGATGACTATTATGACTTGCACAATCTGCTCACTCGTAACGCACCGTGGAATTTTGTAATAGGTGCGCGCGGCCTAGGCAAGACGTTCGCCGCGAAACGGTACTGCATCAAAGAGTACATCAAACACTGCCACGAATTCATTTATCTTCGGCGCACCGACGTGGAACAGCACCGCAAAGAAACCTTTTTCAAGGACATTCAAGAGTTCTTTCCCTCGTACGAATTTCGAGTCAATGGCGAAAAAGGGCAGATTCATAAGACGTCATGGGACGAGAAGGATTGGC